CTTTGTATGATATGTATAACCGAGGTTTAGCAGTATGCGAAGAAGGAATGGAGAGGAAAAACTTACAACTGGAAGGAAAGCGTCCGGGTTTGACAGGATACATTCCATCGATGGAGGAGGGAATGGAGAGTTATCCAGCAGTTTCAGTAAGACCGAGAACCCTTTTAATGGCCTTAGGCTCTCCGAATTCGACAACAGGGAAGTAAATAAACCAATGGAAGAATGTACTGACGGCTTTTGTCCGATGCCTACTGCCACAGCAGTGGATCACAATCTACACTTCTTCGATCCAGTAGAGAAGCCAATCCACTACGCAGCAAGTTCTGTAGAGTGTATAGATGCGATAGAAGCTCAACTGACACCAGAAGAGTTCCGTGGTTATCTGAAAGGTAACGTAGCTAAATATATGTGGCGTGAACGTCAGAAAGGAGGGGTAGAATCCTTAAAGAAAGCTAAGTGGTATTTATCTAGACTAATAGGATTAAATAGCTAAAGGTTCGTCGTCTTCATCATCTTCACCATCTGTAAACTCTTTAGTTTTAGACAGTAAATCTAATAACTCGATATCCGTTGGAACATCGAAATCAATATCAACATTTTCTTCTGCCATAAGAGACTTCAGAGCATGCCATTCCATTAAACGCTGGTGATATAGGCTTAACAAAGCTAGGTAAAGCTGATCCCAGGTCATCTCGGTGGCTCTCATCTCAGCTTTCCGCATGGAAAACTGTAGCTCTAACGGAAGTTGAAATGCTTTTGGCTCAACTGAATTTTCCATTAGTTGTTACTATTTTCTAACCTTATTCTACGACTATCTATCAAAATCACCATAGGTAAGTTCGTAATATGTGTCGTTTTCTACAGGAATGTCTACATTTTTGACCTCAACAGCAAAAGTATTCATAAATTCAGTAAGAATATAAGGGTTCATTCTTTTCTCTAAATTCACTAAAGCTTGTATCTGATTAGGATGTCCGGAGTACTCTTTAACAGCAGTTAAAAGAATATTAGGTAAAGAAGCTACGTTAGTATCCAGCTCTGATAAGAAGAGGTTAGTTTCTTCCTGTCTTCTATGCAATAAAGGTCCTAACGCTTTGTGATTAGCATCAAATATCCAACGATTCATTTCATCCACAGCTGCATGATATTTAGAAGCATCAACATAATCAATCACACTACTATATAGAAAAGCTTCCCAGCCTATCGAATGTATAAAAGAGATCAATGCTTCTCGCATTGAACTATCTATATCTAGGTGTAATTTATCTAACTCAGAATCAATAACATATATTTCATTGTTTAAAAACTCTAAAGCTTTCTGTTTCGTTACACAATGTCCTTCTTTTACCGGAGAACCGTCTGGATAGAACTGACTTCCATAACCAAAAGTGTATGGATGTCCTCCAGTGACTGGGTCCGCAGCCGCTTTTTCTTTATATCCTTCGTATCTACAAATAATGTCAATGGCTTTAGAAAAACCGTGCATAATAGTAATTACTTCCTACTATTAATCATACACAATTTTATTTACCATTTCACCTTATGAGACCAATATCTAGCTGAGAATATATCTGGTTTTGCGTCTTGTGCATTATGTCTAGCGTAGTAAGACTTCTTACGAGCTTTTTCTTTTGCTGTTTTAGGATTTTTACCCGCTCCCTTTACACCTTGCTGTCCAAATCTTATGATCTTTTCTTTACCATCTTTACACGCTTTTACAACATGAGACTTAGTAGGATGACTAGGAGTTTTCTTAGCTTTATTACAGGCTAATTTATCCTTAGCTATCTTTGCCACACTTGCTGCTTTTTTACGTTTATCGGCCATTTAAAAAATTAAAAGAAATTAGAGAAAGATTTCGTATATCTATCTAATATGTCCTGCCCAGCTCTAGTCTTTTTATATCCACTAAAGGGGCTGAAACTATCATCATCATCGTCATCACCAAAGAGTCTAAATGAATCATCTTCGTCTTCGTCTCGATCAGAAGTGGTATCCTCAGTAGTTCCTCCATATATGTCTGAGTCACTTCCCGTTAACTGACTAATTCCAGCAAACGCTGCAAAAGGATCTGATCTGTAATCTGATCCAAATCCCTCTAATACTATTTTGCCATCCTTAGACCCAGCTTGTGTCAATACAGCCTGAGATCCTGGATCTAAATCAGGAAATACATTTTCATAAAAGTCATCTTCAGAACCTTGATAACCAGCATTTTGAAATATTTTATATAGTTCTGTATCTCCTTTTAACCTCTCAACAGGGTTGTAATCCTCATCTCTCGCAATATATTCAACACCTAATAAATACTGATCTGGTTTTTTTCTCTTTTCATTTAAAAACTTAATATTTGCTCTTATCTCTTCAGCTGATCCTGTTCGTAAAGTACTACTAATATATTCTTTTAAATCTTCTAAAGTTCCATTAAAATCTTCTAAACCTAATTCTTTTAAAGCTTCATCCCAAGTCTCAGGTTGATTAGGATCTAAACCTTCTAACATGTCATCAGCAAATTCTTCTGGTCTAACAAAATTATCAAAAATAGTTCTAGTGTTTTCAGTTTGAGTTTCTAAAGCAGGTAATATGTTGTCATATAAAAGGTTTTTAACTTTATCTATATTTACAATATCTTCTGCTGGATCAAACTTTTCAAATTGGCCTTTGACTTGATAGTGTAATTTGGCAAATTGGTCTTTATTATTAACATCTACTCCATATCTATAAGCTTGTGCTTTCCAGGTAGTATCATAGCCTAGTCCTTCTATACGAGCATCTGGGTTGTCTCTAGCTTGATCCCAATCGGAGGCGATTGTATCTCTTTGTGTTATGTATTTTTGGTTCTCTTCACTTCCTTCACTTACAGTAGGATCAAAATAAAAATTAGAATCAAAGCCTCTTTTTCCTCCTGCAGCTTGTGCCTGTGATCTAATTTGATCTAAGAAAGTACGTGCTCTTGCATTTCCTATATTCTGTAATGCGGTAAGTAAACTTTCTGTTTGAAAGGGGTTTTGTTCTTCTTGTCTGACATCCAGATATTCTACAAACTCGTTCATGGAACGTGATTCATCAAATCTAGGTTTTAAATAATCATTTATATAAGACTCCGCAAATTCTTTTTGTATCTGTATGTTTTGTTCAGCCTCGTCTAATGTAAAACCTAAATCAAGATCGTTTTGATATTTTTCCTTAATGCTATTATCAAACCATTCTTGCCAGTTGTATACAACCTCGTTCCTGACGCCTGTGACGCCTTTTAGCTGGTCTTCTAAGGCTTCTGCACTTAATCCACCAGAACCCCCTGCAAAGGGCAAGTAACCCCCTATCCCAGTATCATTGAGTAAAGAATCAGTTAGAGTTTTATTTACATCGAAGATTTCACTAAACGTGCCGAATCCTGATAACATGTCTAGTTCTTGTTCTCTTAACTTAGCTTTCCTTAGCTCATCAATTGAATCCTTAAGAATGTTTTGATTTAAAGCAGCAAATCGCCTAGTATCAGCAAGACCTTCAACACCCATTGTGGTAGTGATAGCGTCTTCTAATTCTGTTATTCCTCCGGATACACCACTTTCTATGTTGTTAACAAATTTAATTTGTTTATCTTCTTCTCTATCAGACAAACGAAACAACACAGTAAAATCATCTGCCTTATTTACATCTAAGAAATATTCCTTTCCAAGATTAATAAAATGGTTGTCTTCTCCTGCTGCATCTGCTTGTTTAGCTTCTTCCCAAAGAGAAGCAATTTCCGGTATTCCTAAAAACCTATTAGTTTGATTATTGCCAATTCCCAACTGATTATCTCTGATAAAAGCTAATTCATCATCTGTCTGGTCTTCCCAGCCTCCCTCGGCAAAATTAGGAGATTCTTCTTCATAATCTATAGACCTAGCCAGTCTTTCCGCTTCATTACCTCTATTACCTGCAGCTTTACCCTGATTAGTATAGTGCCAATAATAGTAGTTATCTCTACCATACCCTTCAGTTACATCTATATCATCATTAGCCTCATAACTGTCGTAAGCGTCTTTTACATCTGAATAAGTAGAACCATAGTAAGAAGAATTAAACTCCCCATAATCAGGTTTAGTACCTAAATTAGAGTCCCACTTTTGTAATTTTTTGTCCCTATAAAAGTATTTAAATTGATTTTCTATCGCAGATTTAGTTGCATCATCAATATTAGGATCTCCTCTAATTTCATTTCTTTTAAGAGAATATTCTCCAGAATTTGTTGTCTTAGCTGTAGCTACAGCATTATCATAAGCATTATTTTTTTTAGTATTTGTGTCATTCAATGCTCTATTATCTGCATTTAATTGTGTATTACTCTCATTCATCTCTTGATTTCGTGCATTTGCCTCTCTATTCTCTCTATTAAACCTTCTATGCACATCATTTATATACTGTCCCGCATAAGGACTACCGGACCCAAATCTAGAGGGCCAACCACATGTTCTCCAGGGTCCCCAGCCTCTACAATGAGTTACGTCCGTTGGATAATCAGTTCTGAGATCTGTTGGATGATTTGTTATATGGTCCGTCCTATTATCCGTCTTCTCATACGTTATATCAAAAATATTTGCATTGTTAGGATTATAAGTTAATCCCATGACTAGTCTCCCATATTATTATTATTTTCTCATACACTATTAAAACTATGCAGCCATTGAATCTTTGTAATTATTATAAGTAGTAACAGTAATTATTTCAGATAAATCTTGCTGAGACCATTCTACTAATTTAACAAGTTTTAAATCATCAAAAAAATCTTGCTGTTTATACCAGTCCTCCATATCTTGGCTTCCTTTATTTGCATTACAGCTTCTACAAGCTGGCACTAAATTATTTCTATTACTTGAGCCGGAACGAAATCTTGGGACTATATGATCTAGGGATGTTGCCATTTCCCCACAATAGCCACATTTATGGTGCCAGGCTTCGTAGATTGATTGTCGATATCGTTTTTTTGCTAGTCGTGGAGAGAGTTCTAAGAGCAGGGTTAAGGGTTCCTGTTCATCTCTAAACATACTAATTATCGTCGTTATCTTAGTTTAAAACGACCTATGCTGAAGTTAATAATTAAGAAAACCTTAACTAAATTGGACTCCATATGTGGTGGCGTTTACCTTG